AGCTAAGATTAATCATTTCACTAGAAAGGAAAGGATTATGAAAAGCTTAGCAGATGACTTGCTCATGGTAGCAGAAGGTGTCCTTGCGGATTACCTTCTGGCGTACCCTGCTGACGCTGTAGACGTTAGTCGTGATGGAAAACGACTCTCCCTACTAGTCAAAGAGAGGGGTCATAGCGTTTTTACGCTTGACCTCCCGGAACTCGACGAAACCCTACTTCAGGGTCTCGAGAGTGGCCGTCTTATACTTGGTAAAGCTCTAAGCAAAAGAGCTTCTCCTAGTATCCTAGTGCCCAGATTGTTCAGGGGACTATGGTTACGGATCTTTGACGTCAGTGGAAATTTGAGCGAGAATCCCGACGAATCTGCGATCTTCTTTCTGCGACAGTTATGTTGCATAGGGAAGAAAGTAGAAATCGAGTGTAGCCCCAACAGACTTAAACAATCTGTAAAGGAATACTTCGATGTCGAGCGAGAACTCAGAGCTCCCACCCTCAGGTGGGAATCCGATGAGCTCGGGTCCGAAAGTGAAATGGGCTGCTGTAGCTTCGTTGCTACTTACAGCCCTGATCACAGTGATCAACTCTCACTATGGGATAACACCCAACTAGGTGAGGATTTTTCACTTAATCAGACCCTTCTCCGAAGACTTCAGCGTAATGCTGACTTCTTCGCCAGTGCCTTAGGTAAGTATGATCCATATCAGTATAGTACTGATATGTTCAACTCTGCTAATGGCACTGGTCTCAAACATGGACCTGGTGCTGTTGCGGATTCAACACAGAAAGGATATAAATATGTCTTTCCAAATTGGCCGCATAAGCTTGAACGGCGATTTAGCTTTCACTCGTATGGGAACTGTGAGGCTAGAGAATTCAATAGGGCTCTTATGCCCGAAGAATTGCCCAGTTACTTACAATACTCCCAAACAAGTGATTCGCCGTTCTGTGACCGATCAGAAGGAGAGGAACATATTCCTTGTAACCCTCATATGGATGAGCCAAACACCGCGTTGGTGTCTGGACTCCATATGGAATTACGAGGAGATTTCCATAGTGATGGGGCAAATAGCCTTTTCACTAACGGAAAAAGACCTCTACATCATGAACCAGCAGCTCGCCTCATGGCAGTTCCGAAAACTGCTAAAGGGCCGAGGCTCATTGCAGCTGAGCCAGCCGCACACCAATGGTGTCAGCAGCTTACTC